TATAATGATTATGATTCTATTCATGGAAGTAAAAGTGAATATAGAATAGAGCAATACTGGAAAGAAAAACAAAAGTTATTAGCATTAATAGAATTAGACAAGCAATTAATAATATCTATTGGATTACAGGTTGAGGATAAAGAATATTTAAACTTGCTAAATAACAACAATCAAAAAGTCAAATATTTAAGGCAGGTTAAAGGATATACTCAAGCTAAAACAAGTGAAATTCTTGGAATCAGTGAAAGACAGGTGATAAGAATAGAAAATAAACTTAAAAAATGTCAAACGTCATGAACAATGTCATGTTTATGTCATGGTAACTTGCTTTTCAGAGGTTTATAATAGTATTTGTAAAGAATTCAACAAGGCCTCCAACCAAGTTGAACAAAGAACTCTCATAAATTCTCAATACCCTTTTATACTAAAAGACACTTATAGAAATATAGGTGTCTTTTGTTGTATAATGAATATAGAACACATATTCGTTAAAAGGGGAGAGTTAAAATGAAATGCATTATTAAATATAAAGATCAAGAGAATGAATGTTTTTGTAATAAATTAAAAGAATGTAGCAAATGCAATAATAAAAATAATAGAGAATCAGAAGAAAAATGCGAGGTATCACCTAACGGATATTGTACTTGTAGAACTTGTGGACATTCAGTAAGAGCTTAATTTTATGGGATAAAAACAATAAAGTTCTTAAATTTAACTGTAAAGTTGAAGTCTTAAGTTTATACTTGAGAGATATGTAGACGATATGGGGTATTTTTATTATGCTTATAGACCAGTAGAAACAAAAAAATATATATGAAGGTGAGGTGGTTCCCTCCACGGCACGAGTATATAGCATCTACTGGTTTATTTTATAAAGAACTTATCAAGCCTCCTAATAGTGCTCAAATAGATAAGACATATTCCTAAGTAGACTAGGAAAATCAACCAGACACAGTTGAAGGAAAAGTAATGCCCAATAAAGGTTACGTCTATAATAATTCCTAACAGATCATTAGGGGTTACCGTTTAACAATAGGGTTGCAAGATATAAAGGCGGATATCTGCTGAAAAGTAAACCCGCTAAAGTGAGAGGCTGAACTGATTATGTCGATAGGTTCGGGGGAGTAGAAGAAGACAAAGAGATATTTACAGTTGTTGCACTCTACAAAGCAACAACTTACCAAAATAATAGAAATCAAGACATCTAATTAATTTTAGGTGTCTTTTTTATACCCAAAAATAAAAGAGGAGTTGTTGTAGTATGTTAAAAATCTTACAAGAAAGAAATGTAAGGATGATCTGGTCAAAAGATGGTAATGAAATTTGGTTTAATGCTAATGACATAGGAGAAGAACTAGGAATAGTCCAAGTTAGTTCTACATTAAGGAATATAGATAAAGAATATAAGAAAAAATTTAATGAATCTACTATGCAAGCTATGCAAGGTAGAAATTTCAAAGATAAGTTAGCTAATTTTGGAGAAATATTCATTACCGAGGAAGCTGTATACAACTTATCGTTTAGAAGCAATAAAGCAGAAGCTAAATTATTTACTAAATGGGTATCTAAGGTATTAAAGCAAATAAGAATTAATGGTTATTATATAGCTACTGATAAAGATAATGAGTGGTTAGGAGTAAGAACAGACAGTAAAACTACTAGGAGAGAGTTCACAGATGAGATTCAAGAGTTTGCGCATTATGCAACAGAGCAGGGAAGCCATAAGCCCCAAATGTATTATATACACTTCACTAAATTAGTAAATGAAAAACTTGGAATACCAAAAGATACTAAGAGAGAAGATTTAAACCAAAATACATTAATGGATATCATGGCATTAGAAAGAGTTATGTCTATGAGATTACCTAAGCTAATAACTAAAGAAATGCCATATAAAGATGTTTATAAAGAAATAAAGAAGCTAATAGCTATTATATAGTTTTATTTGTAATATTTAGAAGGGATTTACCTACTTTTGTATAATTACTTATATAAGGGGGGAAAATATAATGGATAATTATCTAAAAATAGCTGCCACAATAGTCACTGTAGCAGGTGTAATAATTGCATATTTTAATGTAGAGCAAGATAAATATGAAGAACTAAAAAAAGAGTACTTTACCAATGTATTAGAGATTTTTTTTGCTGAGTATGTTAAAAACAATAATATTGATGTAGTTAATAATTTTAATCAAGACTTTACTAATAGACCGAAATTTATACCTAGCTATATATACTATTTAATTAGAGAGAATGAGAATGAAAAACTCAAAAAAGTACTGATTATTGATTATATTGAAAGCTATCCATCGCTGTCGAATAACATAAGTAATACTTTAGATAAATTTATTAGGAGATTTGCTTTTCTAGAATCTATTGTATATATTATTGTAATGTTAATGTGTATACTTATGTCATTACAAGGGATATTGGGATGCATAGATTACCTAAAATCGTATTATTTAGATGGTATAAGTGGTACAATGACTTCATTTGGTGTTGAAATGTCGCCTATTATCTTTTATTCACTATACATAGTATTAGCTATAATTTTTATAGGGATATTAAAATTTACTTTAGATAATGTTATAAACAGTATAGATGAGTATTCTCTAAAAAGGAAAACAATTCAATCAATAGTAAATAAGAAAGTAAAAAAATATAACAAGAAATATACAAAATATTATATATAAATTTCAATTTATATAAAAGGGCTCTAGAAACAGGGTTCTTTTTTTATGCAATAAGACAGAAAGGAGATTTAGTCATGGGACAAAGAAAGAAAATTAAATTAAATATAAAATTCAGCCAAGGGAAAGTAGTATGTGCTAAGTCTCCAATTGAATGTATGAGCTGCGAAGATATAAGTAAATGTGAAACAATAGATACATATTATTATCCTTTCGAGGGTGTAAAGGAATGTTTTAAGAATAGTGAGAGGAGTAGATAACAATGATTAGCTTATCAATAATATCTACAGAAATAATATTGTGTTATCTACTCTATAAGAGAATAAAAGCAGTACAACTCAATAACCATAAGGAAATAAGAAAGAGCATGAGAAGTTTTACAAAGAAGAAAAGAAAGTAACGATATATAGAAAAGGTGAAGAAGATATGGAAAAAATGTTGAGTGATGAACGGATTAAATTTTATCTTAAAAGATTACAAGGAAAAGATAAAAAAGCTAAATTGAAAGCCAAGTCAATATTTTTAAAAGATATGAAGAGATATGGTCAAGCAAGGATGAATAAATGTAAAAGAATGATTAATGAACTATTTAAGTAATACATAATACTTTTTAACATTAGAAGAACATACCGGAGGTGGTGACAATGAGGGATGGCTAGGCAAAGAAGTCCTGCGAGGGACGAAGCGAAGAAATTATATTTAGATTCAAATGGAACAATGAAATTAGTTGATATAGCAGCTAAGTTAAATTTAAAAGATTCTCAGATTAGGAAGTGGAAATCACAGGATGAATGGGAACGAGAATTAAAAGGAGCGTTACCAAAAACCAATAGTAACGTTACTAATCAAAAAGTAACTAAAAAGAAGGGTACTAAGGAGCTTATTGCAGATGAAGTTAAAGAGGTATTAGAGAATACTGAATTAACTGATAAGCAAAGGCTTTTTTGCGTTATCTATGCTAAGCGTATGAATGCAACAAAAGCATATCAACAAGCATATCATTGCTCTTATGAAACTGCTATGGTTGCAGGTCCAAGATTGTTAGGAAATGTTAGGATAAAAGAACAGGTTGATTCATTAACTCAGTTGCAGTTCAATAAGGAAGCTCTTAAAAGAAGTGTTATTCAAAAATATATTGATATAGCATTTGCTGATATTACTGATTATGTACAATTTGGACAAGATTATTACGTAGTTAAAGATAAAGAAGGTAATCCAAAGCTAGATGATGAAGGCAATATTGTTACTAAACCTTATAACTATGTAAGGCTTGGAGAAAGTAATCAAGTAGATGGAACTCTTATTAGTGAAATATCAGAAGGAAAAGATGGAGTTAAGATTAAATTAGCTGATAAGATGAAGGCTTTAGATTTTCTCACAAAACATTGCAATCTATTATCGGATGAAGAGAAGATTAAGCTTGATATTGAAAACAAGAAACTTCAAAATGCAAAACTAGTAGCTGAAATAGAAAAAGTTAAATCTGAAAACTTAGATGAAGATATAGAATACATTATTGAGGATGATGCAGATGAAGAAGAGAATAAAACTTAAAAGACCATTTGTAAATCCTAAATATAGATTCATGTTTGAGCCAAGCTATATTCCTTATAAGTACAGTATTCTATATGGTGGCACTGGTTCATCAAAGTCATTTAGTCTAATCACTCTATTTGTTGAAATGTGCATTAAGCATTCTACATTTGACATACTTGTAGTTCGTAAATATGCAACTACATTAAAAGATACGGTTGAAATGCCTGTTACTGATATGATAAGCAAAAGATTCTTAAATAAGCTTAGTGGTAACGGACTGGTTGAAGGAAGAGACTACACATATAATAGAACTCTTAAACATATAAAGTTTGCTAGTGGCTCTATAATACGTTTCAAAGGGTATGATAATCCTGAAAAGC